TTAAACGCAGGGTATATGGGTACAGAAGAAAGCATTTTTTCTATTATGGCTGTTAAACAGCCTAACATGTATAAAAGGTATATGTTAGACAGTAACGGACTTATAGTAAAATTTACTGAAGCACTTTTAAATGGTAACGTAAAATTAGAAAAAGTACCTAAAAGGTTTTCCAAAAGTACAAATATTATAACTAGAAATAAGTTAAATTCACTTAAAACAAATCTATACATATTAACATTTAACTTCCCAGAACAGTTACTTCATACTATAGAGTCGATGAAAAAAGTACCCGAATGGTTAGAAGTACCAAATCTAATACTACTAGATAATTCAACTGATAAAGAAGCTAAAGAACAGAATGAACAAATAGCTAAAGAATATAATTTTGAATACATTTGGTTAGAAGGTAATAAAGGTATATGCAGAGGTAGACAAGCGGCGGCTGAACACTTTCATGAATCAGATGCAGACTATTATTTTTTCTTTGAAGATGATATGACATCTAATTCAGAAGAGGAAAAAGGAAACTACTGTAGAAATGGATTAAGAAAGTATATTCCTAACTTATATGAGATTTTACATAAGATTATGTTAAAAGAAGATTTTGATTTTCTTAAAATGTCCTTTACAGAAGTATTTTGGGATAATAATATTCAAACAGCATGGTACAATGTACCTCAAGATATTAGATCTAGAGATTGGCCTCACTATGATAAACTACCGGAAACCGGAAAAGACCCTAACGCACCAAGAACTAATTTCAAAAACATAGACACAGTAGATGAAGTAGCATATATAACTGGAGAAGTAACTTATTCTAACTGGCCTATGATAGTTTCTAAAAAAGGTAATAAAAAAATGTTTATTGATACAAAATGGGATTTTCCATACGAGCAGACTTGGATGTCTCATATGTACCAAATGAATAAAAAAGGAGATCTAAATCCTGCTGTATTACTCGCTTCACCTATATGGCATGATAGAATTAAACATTATAGAGCAGAAGAACGAAGAGAAAACTAATATGTGGAAATATAAAAATAAAATTATTGAAAGTATAGATGATATACCTAAAAATACGTTTGGATTTATATACGAAGTAATCCATAACCCAACCGGTGATAAATACCTAGGTAAAAAAGTACTTCAATTTAATAGAAAACTACCTCCACTCAAAGGTCAAAAAAGAAAAAGAAAAGTAGTTAAAGAATCTGATTGGAAAACTTATTATGGTTCACATCAAACTATCAAACAGCTATTAAAAGAAGGTAAACAAGAAGAGTTTTCTAGGGAAATCATACAATTCGTACCTACAAAAAAGCTTTTAACGTATTTTGAGTGTAAATACCTATTTATAAAAGAGGTACTAGAGCATGGAGAATATATCAACGACAATATATTAGCCAAGTTTTACCGAAAAGATTTTAACTATGAAACTAAGTCAGATAATACTTAAAGAAGAGAAAAACTGCGGATGTGGACAAACACCTTGTATCACATATGGGGTTAATGAAGAAAAGAATTACTCTAGATCAAGATTAATGAAATTAGCTAATGCTATGGGACCAGAAGCATTTACTGACGCTATCATAGATATGAAAGATGAAAATGTTCAAGATATGATTCTTGATGAATTAGGCTTTTATGAAGATGATAAAGGCCAATTATTTACCGATAAAAAATAAATTATGATTAAATTAAGAGAGGTAATAGGATACCCATCATTACAGTACCACTTAGACAATGGTCTCTCATTACATGAGCATGTCTACCGTTATAACTCTGAAGCATTTATACAATTATTTGCTGAAGCAAGAGAAGCCGTTAGAAACGGTGATATTGAGTTAAACGAGGTAGATCAAGAGTTATTAGAGACTACTGATATTGGAGAGTATGCAGAATACAATGGAATGAGAGTTCCTTTAGATTTACCTATGGTATCCCCTAATTATAATCCTCTTTTTGAAATCGGCTGTTTAATTGATGAAATGATTGAGAACGATGAATTGATAGATGAAGCTACATCAATAGATGAAATGATTGATTTTGATCAAATAAAAGAGTTAGTAGAGTCTATAGGAGGAACAATCAATATGAACAAATTAAGAAAAGCTGTTAGTCTTCAAAATGAATCTTTTGATTATAACGGGTTTGAAATGCTAAAAGCATCAGTTGATTATATCCCAGAAGCTGAATATAGAGGAAAAAAAGTTGCTCTTAACAAACCTAAAAGAGGTGGTAGTAAAAAATTCTACGTTTACGTTAAGTCAAAGAAAGGTAATGTGAAAAAAGTATCATTCGGTGATACTGGTCTTTCAGTTAAATTAAAACAAAGAGGTGCAAGAGCATCTTTTGCTGCAAGACATAAATGTGCTCAAAAGAAAGATAAAACAAAAGCAGGATACTGGTCATGTAATATTGGACGATACTGGAAATCACTAGGAGGTAGTTCTAACTTCTCAGGATACTGGTAGGATGGAATTAACGTGGCTACAGTTTAGAGATCAAAGACATATTAAAGTGTTGACAGAAAGTGAACAAATACGTCAGTATTATTTTTACTTAGACGGCCTATCAAATCAAATACATCAGCAAAGCAAAGGTCCGAAACAACTTAAATTACAGATAACTGGTTTTTTATTGCAAGAAGATCTTTCTTTAATACAGCAAGAAAACGGATCAGGAATTTATATTACAACCTATGCCTAATTTACCTATATCACAACTACCGATTTCCACTCCTTTAACAGGAAGTGAGCTTTTTGTAGACGTACAAGATGGTGAAACAAGGTATACTACATTACAGCAAATTACAACCTATGTTACATCATCTATACCAGGGGCAACATACAATAGTTCAGCATCGAATAGCTACCTAATACCGGTTAATATTACTGTAGCTGAAGACCAAGAATTTTACTTGACCGGGTCACTATATGAAAACACATCAATGATACATTTAGACTGGAGTGGCTCTACCGGTACTATGAATCTTTATTTACCAGATGCTAGTACCACTACAAACACCCATAGGTCTATAAGGTTTATTACCGATAATACATTTTCTACTTCAACTAGAGCCGAATTACTACCTTTATCTGGAAGTGGTCAAACGGTAGACGGAGGAGCAGGTTCATATACTATTAATAAAGCATATGAAGGTATAATGGTTTGGTCTGATGGAATTGAATGGTACAGAATACAAACTAAAGCAGGTTAATGAGACCTTACATAGAGGAAAAAAAAGACGGTTATATATTAAGAGAGTTCTCTAAAGATACTCCCTCATTCGAATTCGTATGGCATAGAGATAAAGAAGATAGGTATATTGAACCTATACACGATACTGATTGGGAGTTCCAATTAGATAACGATATTCCACGTACATTACAAAAAAACAAACTATTTATACCTAAAGAGACTTATCATAGATTAATTAAAGGAACAGGTGATTTGACTCTTAAAATTTATAAACTATGACCGAAGGTTTAATCATATCGATAATGCTCTTAGCAAGCATATTCATTATATTTAAAAATATAAAAAAACCTGGATGTCATAAATGTAACTGTGGTAATGAAACTGAGTAGTATAATATTTGAAAATAGATTCGACCAACAAGCTAAAAAACTTGAAGGTGAATTACAAGCCTCTCATAAAAATCCAAATATAAGAGTGTCAATGGGGTATTATGCTGAAGATGGACCTAAAGCCTCTAAAGGGTTTGGTAAAGTAACATTTATTCAAAATGAACCAGTTGATCCAACACAATGGAAAAACTTAAAAAATATTTTAAGAGCAAAAGGATTTGAAATTGAATCAGACAGTAATTACTATGACCAGGATGATGATAGAAAATACTATCCTTCCTTAAAATTTGAATTCGATATATAATGAAGTTATCAAAAGTCATATTAGAAAATAAAAAAGTAGTCGTTAGAAAGCAAATAGACCTGTCTGAAAAAGATATCAACAGTCTTACTGAAGCTATAACTACTAAATTAGAAGACTATTTAGATATAGAAAACAAAGAGATACTTAGAAAAACAGTATCAGCAGCAATTAACGAACTTTTAGAAAACAAATAGTTGTTTTATTGAAATAAAGTTCTTATCTTTCTATTAAGATACGGACTGGTTTATGGACTACACTTTCCTTTTAGGGTCAATAGAAAATATATTGGGTAAAAGTTATAAGAGAGCTAGAGATAACTATGCTTTCCACTGTCCTTTTTGCAATCATCGAAAGCCAAAACTTGAGATTAACTTTCATACAAACGAAAAAGGTCAAAACCCTTGGGAATGTTGGGTATGTCAAACAAGAGGTAGAACTATAAGATCTCTACTAAGACAGCTTAAAACACCCAGAGAAACAGCAAATGAGGTCCTTAAGTACTTACCAAAAGGTACTGAAATAGAATTTAAACAACTATCTATAATAGAGTTACCGAAGGAGTATCAACCACTATATTCTGCATCAGGTACATCAATAGTTGCAAACTTAGTCAAAAAATATCTATATGAGAGAGGACTTAACGACAATGATTTTATTAAATATGGCATTGGGTACGCCACTTCTGGAGAATATGGAGGACGAGTCATTATACCGAGTTATAATGGATCCAATCAACTCAACTATTTTATTGCGAGAAGTTATGATGGCAACTACTTTAAATATAAGAACCCAGAGTCTTCCAAAGACATAATATTTTTCGAAAATTTAATTAATTGGAATACACCTATCATTTTATGTGAAGGAGTGTTCGACGCAATGGCGATTAGAAGAAATGCAGTACCAATCTTAGGTAAAAGTATTTCTACCTCATTATATAAGAAAATTATTACCAGCCCGCTAACAGATATTTACATAGCTTTAGATCAAGATGCAAGAAATCGAGCTTTAGAAATGTCACAACAACTACTTAACCAAGGTAAAAGAGTTTATCTAATTG